TTATTTCTCATATCATCAAGTTGTGATACAGAAAAGTTATTATCAAAGTCTGTAACGCTAGGTAATCCATTATCAAAATTTTGCAAATTAGTAAAATCTGGTCTAGCCATATTGTCTGTTATATTAAAATTACCACCCGGTTCGTAGCTACCAAATCCTACTGGAATAGTGCCTTGATTTCCTCCACCCATAAGGTTGCCTAAAGAACCACCAAAATCTGGTATTTGAGGATTAATACTAGGATTAACAGTTGGCATATATGGAGTTGGCATATTTGGTTTTGGATATTGATTTCCTAAATTTGAAAAATCTAAATTTGAAAAATCCATATTTCCTAAATCATAATCATTTTCTCCTTGTCCTCCAAGATAATCTTGTATATCAAAATCATTTAAACCATCAAAACCACCACCGAGACCACCGAGACCAGCGAGACCACCAAGACCTACATTACCTAGATAATTACCTAAATAACTTGCAGGTCTATTCGAATCTGGGAAATAGTTAAACTCAGCATCAACACCAGCTTTATAATTACTTGCTGGAACATATTGTCCTGTTGGCATTTCTGCACCTGTTACTGCACTCTTTTGCATTTTTTGATATGACTCAGTTACAGGTCTAGTATCAGCTTTTGGCATATATCTATAGTCTTGTGAACCTGACATAGCTGCTTCAAAACTATTATCTGCTATTGGCATTTGTGGTTTTGATCTTTCTGGTGGAGGAAATCTTAATTCATCATCTCGTGGATTTTTTTTCTTAGGTGCTTTTGGTAAAGTTTTACCACCTTCAGCTAAAGACATTAATCCACCACCTGAACCATAATAACGAGAACTACTAGGTATATTTTCTGGATTGTTTGCATACATATCTTTCTTGGCTTGTTCTCTATCTAATTTCATTTGAGCCATTTGTCTTTCAAAATTTTCTTGTGATTCCATTACACCTTTTTGACCTTCACCTAAAGCAATAGGAAGATAGCCAGTTGGACTTGTAAGAGCAGACATTGTATCTCCACTAAAAGCACCCTTGCCTATTGCACCAAGCCTATCTCCAAATCCTTGCATTCCGGGTGCAATAAAGTTTGGGTTAGCCGCACTTGCTTGTGCTATTAAATCAGCTTGACTTGTTAATCCTGAGCCTAAAGCTTCTTGTAAATCAGTAGCATTCAAACCTGATGATTCAACTAAACTACCTATAGCATCTCCAGAAAAATTACTTGTTGCTGCATCTGTTACTGCTTGTCCAGCACTTTCTCCAAGTGTTGCTGCTGTTACAGCATTAGAAGTTGCTGCATCTGTTATAGCAGCCTTACTTGCTTCATCTGCTATTGCTTCAGTACCACCTAATCCTGCTGCACCCATTACTTTACCCATACCAAAACCAGTAATACCGGACATAATTCCTTTTTTAAGATCGCCTTCTACTAAAGCTGTAGTTAAACCTGAGCCAATAGCTCCTGCTGCTGCACTACTTAATCCAGTTGCTCCTATTAATCCACCTAAAGCTCCTGCTCCTGCACCAGTTAATCCTGCAGTTCCTAAAGCACTTCCTAGTAATGGTAATAAAAAAGGTAAAAAAGCTTCTGGCTGTCCTGTTTCTGGATTTCGTGTTAGTGGCATAACAGATGCTAATCCCTGCACTTCTGCTGGATTAACATGCATAAGCATAGTGTCTCCATAACGACCTTGAGATGCTACATTATTGGTTTGTTGTTTTATGTTCATTTATCTTTCCTCGGTTGTTTCACAACCAAATATATTAAAACTCATGTCTACTGCACTTGTATGCACTTTTATTACATCTGTTTGATTTAATGTTATTCCAATTACTATTGTAAGTGAATCGTTTGCTGCTACTGATTTGCCGTAATATAAAAATTGCTTATCATTTGCAGAAGCTCCAGCTACATGAACACTTAATCTAAATGTTATGGCTGAACCTGTTCTGTTTGCTGCAACAATAGAACTAACTGTTGTTTGTGTTTTATCTGGTACAGTATAAAGAACTGTAACTGTTGTTGCTGCTGGGTCTAATTGACCTAATACTCCTAAACTATCAGCCACCTGTAACTCCCATTAATAAAAATTGATGTCTTCTAATTGACTTGCTACTAATACTATTTTGCAATCTTTTACTTCCTCCAATTTCTTGATGTATATCTTCCATGCCTTGTTCTATAGTTCTTCTTAAAATAAATTGGTCTTGTTGTTCATAATCAATAGTCGGTATTGGTAAAGGGACTGTTGTTTTTTCTGACATTATCTTCTTCCATCTGGTTTAATTTCTAATCTTAAATCGCCTAATCTCCAACCGTAATCATTAGATGTATTAGATACTCTAATAGCACATTGTCTACTTCTAGCTCTTGTGTTTGTAAATGTAGAAGCAGGTGTTACTGATATAGTAGATAAAGTAGATAAATCTTCTAATGGATAGTCCCTACCTTTTATAGTAATAGTTACATCATCTTCTTGAGTTTGTTGATTTCTAAAAGTTACATCAGGTATTATTTTAGAAACAAACATAAATCTTTCTCCATCAGGGTCTAAATCAAAATCACTTGATTCTATAAAAGCACTAAAATTATCAGAACCAGAGCCATGTCCAAGCTCATGATTGTATAAGTAATTTACATTAGTTTGATCATCTTTACTTGCAGCTAAAGGATGTACTCTTGTTGGTGCATCATTCCATGCAGTTCTAGTAAAGCCATCTGATGTTGTTCCAATAGACCATGTTTTTTCTAAGTAGTTATATATTACATATTTGTCTATTTCAACAGAAGATGCTGAAGGATAGAACCACATTACTTCATTATGCTCAGGATTGTGAGCTGCAAATATTTTAAAAAGTTGACCTGTATTAATATCACTAAATATATAATCTAATACTGTACATGGCAATCTTTGAGCACTTCCTGAGTAGCTATAAAAAGAACCTCTATCCATAAAGAAAACTTGCCCATTTGCATTAATAGCAGCATTTGGAGAAATCATTGACATTCCTGTTGCTACTTCATTAAAACTAAATATAAATGGTTGACCTACAAAACGCATAGATACGATACCTGCATCAGTCCATATAAGTATTTCTTGCCTTGTTCTTAATGCTCCAATAATAACAGAGCCTAAAGACAATTGAACTCCACCTGCTGAGTTGGTAGAAGATGGTGTCCAATCAACTATACTCTCTGCATCTGAAAATCTAACAAGTAAAGGATTTATAGTAGTTGAACCTATGGCATTACTTCCAAAAGCTATAACATGTCTGTCAACATCTGACATCATTACTTGTATAGTTTTTACTGGTACATTACTTGCACCATTTATAGATGTTGCATTTACAGCTCTTGCTTCAACTCCTGCTGATTCATCCCAATAAAAAATTCCACCCAGTCTAATATTAGCAATAGTATCATCACCAAAATTATCAATAGACCAAAGCCTTAACTGATTAACTGCAGATATTCCTGAAGCAGAACCCCAGCTTGAATCGCCCCATGAACTTACACCCCAACCTGTTGATGAAACATAAACATCAAGACCTGTATTTATTTGATAAGCTGCATCAGTAGCAGAACCACCATTATTAGTATCATTACCATTAGCTGTTTCTGTAGCTATAAAAGTAAATGTATCAGCAGTAATTCCTGTTATTTGATGTTCGGTATTTAATACAGCAGCAGTAATAACTCCACCTAAACTAACTGCACTAGAAATTGTTACAAAATCTCCTGTTACAGCTCCGTGATCATCATCAGTAGCTGTAATTATTGCACTTCCATTAGTTGCTGCAAATACAATTCCATTGGTTGTTGTAGCTCTTATAGGAGTTATATCAAAAAATTCATCGCCTTGTAAAGCATATAGTTTTTGATGAGTTCCTAGTATTGTATAATCTGTTTGATTTGCACTTCTGTAAACATAAATTTTTCTACAAGTACCAACAAAACTATCAGGATTTGTTTTTTCCCAACCACCTATTCTTTCTGGTCTTCCTTTTCTAAATCTAACTTTGTCTGCATCAAACCATCCGCCTTCATTACTATAATCACTACCTTCTTTATTAATTCCGGGTTGAAATTGAAATTTTCTTAATGGCATTATTAAACCTCATGCCATTCTTTATCTTCAAATAATAAAGATTCAGCTTCTCTTCTTCTAATTAAACCTTCTAAAACTTTACCACCTGCTTTGTTCCATCTTTTTATTTGACTTGGAATTAAATGATAATCACCTGCATTTAAAAATTTTAACATAGTAGATTGTTCTAAATTAGATGGACCTAAATTAAATACCCAAGATACTAGTGCATCAAATTGATTTTGTTCAAGAGGTACTTTTACTAAATTTTTTATATAACCTTCAAACTCTTTCATGTCTTCTTCTAATATTTTATCTGCTTCTTGTTGAGTTACTAAGTCTCCTTCTTTAACATCAGCAGTATGACCATAACCTATAGTCCATACTCCTGCTGCACATTTATATGCGTTATATTCGCATCCTTCAAATTTTTTAATTAACGATAAGCCTTCTTGTGATATGTTCATATTTAATCCTGTTTGTGTGAGGCTCCGAAATAAAAAGATATAACTGCACTAGCTAACCCACCGAGGTAACCAAGTACTAAGTTAATAAGAGCTTCTGAATTTTGTTCAGGTGGTTGTAGAGTTACTAAAAATATGTAACCCATAAAGCCACCTACAATTACTATACCCATTATTCTAGCTGTCCAGTCTTTACTAAACTTACCTCTAGCATCTTGTATGTCGGCTGTTTCTAAAGCAAATACATCTACTTCAAGTTCTTTCATTTGTAATTCAAAAGCTTGTTCAGACTTTTTAAGTTCTAACATTTGTTCGGGGGTAGCTTCTGATAAACCTTTCTCTATTGACTTAGAGTTATTAGGTACACCTAATACATCAGCAATCATTTTAGTTGCCATACCTGCCATTGGACCACCAAGAGCAGTACCTAATGTGGGAGCTACAGCACCAACTATATTTTTTAATAAATTTAATTTCATAATGTATTTGTTTCCCATGTATAAACTTGTAATGGTTTAGACTTACCTTTAACTTCTATTGGTTCTAATAATTTTAACTTAAATTTTGACTTTTTAGCAGTTTCTTCACCTATTAATATTCCTACTCCTGCAACCTTTGTACTTGATTCCAATCTTGCTGCAACATTACATGCATCTCCTATTAAAGAAAATGCAAATCTATCAGTAGCTCCAAAGTTTCCAGCAATACATATTCCAGAGTTTACGCCTATACCAATAGCTACTTCAGCAATACCTTCTTGTTTAAATTTAATATTTAACTCGTTAATACTTATTTCTATTTCTTTTGCTGCTTGTAAAGCTAAATTGTAATGATCTTTTTGTGGAATAATTGTATTCCAATGAAACATTCCAGCATCACCAATAAACTTATCAGTACATCCATAAAATTTATTAACTGCTTTTACTTGCACATCTAATACATTATTCATTATGTATGTAACCATTTCTGGTTCTACTGATTCAGACAGACTGGTAAATCCTCTAAGGTCTGTAAATATAATACTACAATTAACTCGGCTTCCATTTACTTTACAAAGCTCTGGATTGTCTTGTAGTTTTTTAACCATTCTTGGGTCAAGATATTTACCAAATTGTTTTTTAATTTGTTGTCTAAGTTTGTATTGTTCTCTAAATCTTAAATAGAAAGCTATTGAACCTGTTATAAATTCTGATATTAATGTCCATGTTACATCTATTAAGATACCTTTCTGAATAAAGTAATATCCACCTAAAGCCGTAGAAAGCATTAAAAAAACAGCTATGCTTATACCAAGGGT